AATTGGTAGTTGGTGATCTCGTTTGCGTAGGAATGGGACAAGAGATTTTTGCAGATGGATATCTCATTGAAGGTAAGATTTCTGTAAACAATGCAGCTATTAATGGAGAAACAAAAGAGTGCAAGAAAACACCAATTGAAGGATATATTCATAAGAAAACTACTTCAACAGATGCTTATACGAATCAGAATTGCTTATTTGCTGGTACAACAGTAATGTCAGGCGAAGGAAAAATGATTGTTACTGATGTAGGTGTGAATACAGTAAATGGTGATACGCTCGTTAAAATGCAAACACTTGAAGCACCAAAGACAGCACTTGATATTGCACTTGATAATCTGAGCGACTTCATTTCTAAGTGGGGAACAATCGCAGCTATTATTACATTTGCGGTGCTTACAATTTCAGGAATTGCACAGGTTGGATTTGGAAAATATTTTAGCGGTGGCGTTCTGAATATTATTCAGAAAATCGCACAGAACTTCTCAGTAGCATTAACAATTATTGTAGCTGCTGTTCCCGAAGGATTGCCTCTTATTGTAAAACTTGTAACAAAACAGAATGTAAAGACAATGGAGAAATTCAATATTCTTGCTAAGAATCCTGGTAAAATTCCAGAGTTAGCATATGTTGATATTATCTGTACTGATAAGACAGGTACTCTTACGACAGGTATTATGACTCCAAAGAAGATTATTGATGGCTTTGGCAATGATGTAAATAAGGATTCAGTTCTTTGGGATAATATCAAGGCAAACATTTCTTTAAATAATAGTGCAACATTTGATTCAGAAAACAATATTACAGGTGGTAATTCAATTGATAGAGCAGTTCTTAGCCTTGTAAATCCTGAAACATATGCTGACATTCAGAAAAAATATCCAGTTAAGTTAAAGCAGGTATTTAATAGTAGTAATAAGTATTCAGCTTTTACGACAAAGGATGGAGTTACATATTATAAGGGCGCACCTGAGAAACTGATTGAGCATTGCACAAAAGTGATGGATTCAAGTGGTGAAATTGTAGAGAATAACGACAATGACACATTAAGTAATGCAATTACAGCAATGACAAGTAATGCGATGAGATGCATTGCGGTTACAATGGCAGATGGTGATTTAGTAGAGAATGAAATACCAAATGACATGACATTCCTTGGAATTATTGGTGTTGTAGATCCTGTAAGAGATGAAGTACCGAGTGCGGTAAAAACAGCACATAAGGCTGGTATTCAAGTTATTGAAATTACAGGCGATTGTATTGAGACAGCAGTTGCAGTTGCCACAGAGTGTGGAATTTATAAAAATGGAGATTTGGCACTTACAAATGATGAATTTGAAGCGATGTCAGATGATGAAGTAAAGAGTATAATTCCTCGATTGAGAGTTATTTCAAGATGCTCACCAAACACAAAACTCAGACTTGTCACATTAGCACAAGAGATTGGAA